ATTCCATCTGTGACCTGCATAAAGCATACTCAATGCAGCATCGATATCCTGGATAACCACTGCATTGTATGGAGATGGCTGTTTAGTTCGATTACCTTTGCCACTGCCGGTCATTGCCTTATTTGCTTGAGCTTCCCGAAGTTGGCCCAGAACCTTAGCGTTATACTCGGCTAGTGCACGGCTGCGATTGTAATCCTCGATGCGACCAAACTCGTCCATTCCAGCTTGAAAAGCAGCCAAACCACCTTTTTCAGGTGCGCCGGTCATCTTCCCGCCTATGCGCATTAAAGCTTCATTCATACCAACACGCTGCGGAGGCAAAGCCAACGGTGCTGCTGTTCGTGTTCCTGTTGTTGGTCCAGTCAGTATGGCTTGACCAGTCATATAAGGATTAGCCAACATCCCCTGGCTTGGGACAGTACCCTGCACGGGGATTTGCAGATAAGGCGTACCATTACTGTACAAAGGATAATTCATAGTCAGCCTCTTAAATTAAATTGTTGCCACCAAATCCGCCCATATAAGTGCCTTGCAGGAAACTGCCTGGCTGTCCGGCTGGGATGTAGCTTTGCGCTTGTGGCTGAGTGAAATAGTTAGCGATTTTGCCGCCTAAGCCAAAACCACCAATAGCACCGCCTAAGCCAGCCATATTGGGGTCCACATAGTTAGCTGTGTAACCTTGAGGTGTCCGTGGAGCCTGTCCCAAAATACCCGCATTGTAGGCGTTAAGTTGGTTCATTTCGAAATCACGGTCTCGCTCGAACCTGGCTCTGCTATCATCGAGAATGTTTTGCTGCTCTTGGCGAAGTGCTCCGCCAGCTGTTGTCATAGCGTCTGTTGCAGCTAGGCTTTGGTCAAAGCCAGTATTGTAAGTGCCAGCCAAGTTTTGGTTAGCTGCCGTCATGTTAGTGAGCCGGTTTTGCTGCTCAGTTAGAGACCGGTCCATGAGATTGTTTTGTACCTCAGCAATCACATCTGCTTCACGGTCTGCAAATCCACGTGCTGCAATAGCGTCAGCAACACCTGCACGACTGCTGTTTGTGTTGCCGGACATAGAGCTGGCGACATCAATACCACGCAAGGTGTTTTCTTCTAGATTTCGCCTAGCATCCCGCAAAACTGAATCGGCAACCGGCTGATAATTTGCTGGGTCGGTTGCGTAAGCTACAGCATTGCCCAGGTTATTTTGAGACGCTTGATTAAACAAGTTTTGATAGTTTTGAGCAAACCCCTGCCCTGCGTTCATAAAACCAGCAGCGTTACTAAATGCGTTTGTGCCAAAATTACCGAGATTGCTATAGGCAGAAGACTGCATAGGGTCCATGCGAGCATAAGTATCGCCCTGGTATGTGCCAGTATCTAAGATACCGCCAAGTGCTGCTTTACCTCGGCTCATCACGTCTGTGATGTAAGGGCGAGCGTCAGTGTAACCCTGATTGCTCATAGCGTTAGCATTGTTGATAGCTGCTTGTTGTTTTTTAGCAGCACTCCGGTTCATCATGCCGCCAATGACTGAGCCAGCAATCGATGCAATAGGATTGCCCATATCAAATCTCCAGTTGGTAAATATCTATGTCGTGTTCGTACAAGCTGTAGAAATACTCAAAGCCAAACATCCTTATGAATTTCTCTTGTTTGCTGTCGTGTCGAGCACAGTACAAAGGGTCAATGCGCATATCAGTAAGCTGCGCAAAGTCCTCTTTGAGGTTGTTCTTTATGAAGCGTGTCCACTTAGTGTGGATATCGCAGTGCACAAAAGTCATGCAGCCACCAGTAGGCAGCTCAATGCCTTCGTAATAGACGGTGTAAAAAGCTGTTTGCAGCACAGGTATTTTCATACATCCACCCATGCAGTCCCGTTATATAGGACCAACCCTTCGGAACTATCTCCTAGAGGGTCCCAGGGGCTTATATTGTATTTGACCATCCCTTTGACTGGGTCTAATGGAGGCTCGTCTAAGACCTCAATTCCTGCTGTTACTAGCGTTCTGAGAGATTGCTCAATGCGCTGCAGCTCATCTTGCAGGTAGCCTATTAGGTTTTCATCAATGACCGGAGCGTTGTTTCGCTGGTAACTAGAAAGGGTCACGTTTGTTTTTCGATTAACAGCCATGCTTAGGTGCTCCCAGTAGTGGTCACATCCAAATCAAACCCCGAAAAACTGAAATCTTTGAAATCGCCATCTGCTACTGTCATTTTGTAGCTGAGGTAGCGTCCAGCAGCTCTGCTATCTATCTTGTAGTCCGAAGCTATGTCGAAAGTCGCTGAAGCTGAATATGCTGGGTTTTGGTTTGGTATGTCTGATGCACCGAACTCAAACAGCAATTCGGTATTATCGGTGTTTTCTGTGGAAACCTGGGGAAGCATCCTGGTAACAACCTTATAACCGTCCAGGGGCTGCCTGATTTCGTCTAAATCAATACCAACTCTCTCAAGAATAGGCGTTTTTGTTGCCTCTTCATCGATGTCGATAGCTAGGCTGCCGCCATCACCCAAATCTAAGGCCCAGAGCTTTGCTGAGCTGATGCCGTTATCTGTATCCTCATTTCCCACCATCAAAGCATGACGGTCAAAGCCGTCTTCCAGCTCATAATAGCTGCCCCCTACTGCGCTATATGTTGCAGTAGTGGCGTTGTAAGTGCTTACGGTACTCACATTAGCTGATGCACCTGCAGATACATTCGGCAAGTCCATAAAAGACCAGGTGTTATTTCGATAATTATAAACAGCTGCTCTGTTGCACCTTGCTGTATCCGCAAAGCCTACTAGAGGGTCACCAGACTGATAACAAAAATAGATTTCTTTGAGAGATGAATTGTGCAGGACAAAACATCTGTCGCTGTTCTTTTTGTTCAATGATGAGAACACAAAGTCCCGAACACGGTCATCGCATATAGACTGTCTGCTGTTTGTGTCGTGGACATAGATATCTTTATTACCGAAACAGTAATGTTTTCCGTCCACCTCAACTACGCAGTTCTGATTAATAATGCCTTCATCTGAGAAAAGTTTGCGGAAATTAAAAATAAATGTACCGCCGACAAACTCCATGAGGACAGCTTCAGACGAACCATAGATAACAAAGTTCGTACCCAACTCTAGACCGTCAACAATAGCTGACTGCATCTGCACGATATCATTAAAACCGGCTGATGCTGTTGTATCAGAAGCCGACCAAGTTGTTGGTATAGCGTTAGCCGAAACGATGTCAGAAAATCTCACGCGATTAGGATAATTCGATGAGCTTTCTGTCATATTCAGCCCAAGCATAAAATCGCCGAAGGGCCGCAAAGACACCGCTCGCCAGCTGCTGTCCCAGTTTGTCAGGTCGGCAAAATTTGTGCCGCTGGGTAAGCGGAAAACCGGCACTCGGTCCGGACGGTTGATATAGGTTACATCTGCCAGGGTGCTTATTGTAAAGGGCCTGGGGTCAGTTGAAGCTGTTATTGAACCGGAGCGGTCTGTAAGTGTGCCGCCAGCATATTCGTAAATTTCATACTCATCTGAAACGACCAATACACTGTCAAAACCTGTGCTTGGAATGATGCCGAAAGCCGCTCTGGGGTCAAAACCTATACTGTCTTTAACGTCTCTGAAAACAGGTGAGCGTTTAACTTTACCTTCATCAAACCTCACATTCACACCTTTGGTGAAACCTGTGATTGGCAGATTATAGGGATTTGGGTCTGTAAGGACGCCAGACGAACCTAAGTTCCTAATAGGCAAAGTTGTCTGAGGCATTTTAAGTCACCCTGTTATATGTCCCTGTAAATCCTGATATGTCGAAGCCGTCTGTTGGCACTCCAGCAGCCGTTGTTGTGGTGTTTGTTCCATCAAATGCTGGTTCTGCTGAATAGAGCGTACCTTGCTTTGTCTGGTCTGGAATGAAGGCATCGATTGTCCACGCCGAGCCACTCTGAGTTGCAGAGGTGCCTTGTAAAATCTGACTAGAGCCGTGGTTTACAACTGTGTTTGCAGATATGCCTGTGGTTCCGCTTTCTAGCGTCACTGACAGGTTGTTTGCGTTGTTATTGGTCAGAGTAATCTCTTGCGCATAGAATGTGCCTGAAGAGCCTCCGTTGGTGTTTGAGCTGTAAGCGATGGTGTAACCAGAGCCGGACCAAGACCAGCTTTGTGAGCGGTTGATAGTACCACCCCCGCCGATACCGGCAGAGCACGACCAAACAATTACATCACCTGCCACGCACGAAATAGGCCCCCATGAGCCACCTGAGTTACCCAAAGAGGCCACAGATGTACCGTTCTTGGTCACAGACAATGCTTTGCCGTTACACGAGCCACTGAGGCTTACAGCTGCATCTAGAACTGTTGCCGTCCAGGTTGCTGTTGTGCCACCTGCGTTCTCACGGATAAC